AGTCGTCTGAGAAGAAATCACCTGCATCGTGTATCCTCAGGTATTGCAAGTTTTTCTTTTTGCGTATCTCCGCACTCATGTCAGTAAACCACTCAGCCTGTTTAAAAATAAAGTGCTCCAAGTTAGCAAGGTGTTTAGCCTTCACCACTGGGAAAAGGTAAGTACCATTGCGTGCGTAGCACATCTTTGCACACACACCTGCATTAGGGCAGCAGTTAAACCAGCTACCATCTGACATTTTTACATTCCATGCAGGTATAGTCCAATTCCAGATTCCATCCTTACGCAGTTCAGAATTCTGTGTTAGTAACTTCATGACTTTAGCTCCTTGTTTACTTTGTTAATTCGTTCACCAATCCAACGCATAACAGGCACAGCCATAGAATTCCCTAGAGCTTTATATCTAGGGCCGTCTGGGCACAATTCGGCAGGTTTATTCTTCCACATAATGGATGTGTAGTCGTCAGGAAATCCTTGTAACCTTTCACATTCACGGGGTGTAAGTCTTCGAACAGCCGTACTTTTAATAAGCACATTTTCGCCGCCATTGTTCCTACCTTGTGCAAATGCAATATCTGAAACACAAGGGTCTTGTGTTCCATGAACAATGTGTGCAGCAGCAATTTGGTTGTCGCCCATATCACCTCTTAGCGTACTTGTCATCTCCGGTATAAACCTGCTAGGGCTACCTTCCCTAGCTGCGATTCCGGGTTCAAAGGAGATAGACGCTAGCGGTGTGTCACCACGAACATTAGCACAATTCTTTGTTGTGAGTTGTGCTGTGTCGCTAGGCTGTGGGTTATGGTGTTGCTTCATGTCGTAGGTGGCAATGTGCGGTGCTTCATGAAGACAGTTTAGGGTTGGGCACAAGTCGTAGCACACCTCTGCGTCACCCTGTCCTGAACTTCTACAAATCACACTTACAAGCTTACCTTCGTGTGCGTACTGATCACTAACACCCTTAGGCCCATCAGCAGCAGCTAGTGCACCTGTGATAGGTGATGAGTATTCTATCTTGTAAGCACCGTCAACTATTTGTGAGTGGTCAACACCACGGTCGCCAAAGCCTCGTGTAATAGTTCCGGTAATTTCTTTCCTCTTTTCTCTGCTCGGCGTAGAATCCCTGCGCACGCTTTCGCACTCAAATAGAACCTTGGAAGCACTTGTTGTGTCTCCAAGACATCCGACAACAAACACACGCTTGCGTCTTTGGGCGAGTCCGAACCATTGAGCGTCAAGCACTCTGTAGGCCCACCCATACCCCATGTTCCCCAACGATGTGATGAAGGTAGAAAAATCTTTTCCTCCGTTAGATGACAATACACCGGGGACATTTTCCCAGACAATCCACTTAGGCCGTCTACTTTCAACGACTCTAAGGTAGGTAAGCATGATGTTTCCCCTGGGATCGTCCAATCCACCTCGCAAGCCTGCAATGCTGAAAGACTGGCAAGGTGTTCCTCCGACCAAAAGGTCAATTGTTGGGAGTTTCCATTTTTTGTGCTCATTGATGTCTCCATAATTCTTAACTTTAGGGTAATGGTGTTTTAAAACTTCACAAGGAAAAGGTTCTATTTCAGAAAAACCTGCGGGTTTCCACCCTAGGTTTTTCCAAGCAACAGACGCTGCTTCTATACCTGAACATACCGATAAATACCGCATTTGACCCTCTTTTCTAGTACAATTGGGGCTAAAAATTAACACTTGGTTATTATATGACATTTCAATAAAGTGTATAGCCTAAATTAGTATTGACTAATAGTCTACCAATGGTATCTTATAACTACCTTGATGTCTATTTCCCCATAGACTGGGTGCACCCAAAAGAGGCCCTCGCTGAAAAGCGGGGGTCCAAATATAAATGGCTAAAGAAGATGTAATACCGGACCCGTTCGCACAGATACCACAAGAGCGTGGGTACGACTTTCCAGAAGCAGAAATAAAAGAAGGTCGTGTGCCTGGGGATGGCGGTCAACCACTACCACACTTCATGACATTCAGTCAGGTTGTGAATTGGGCATCACGCACATACCGTTACACATTTGATGAAGCACTTAGACACAGTGCAAAAAACACACTTGCGATGCGGCGTGACCCTGTGATCATGGAGTGCATACGGTCAAGGCAAATGCCAACCGCACAATTAGGGTGGCACCTAGAGCCACAGAACCCAGAAGACACAGCACAGACAGAGGCTGCTAAAGAGTTAACGGATATCATTAAACAGACTCCTAGAATCCAGCAACTACTGATGCACCTCTTAGAGGCAATGTTCTATGGTAGGTACGCCGTCCAGCTAAACTATGAGTGGGATTTCTCAACAAAGAAACGCCGTATGTTGGTTAAGGATTTTAAACCAATCAACGGTGACAAACTTGTGTTCAGGTATTCAGGGCAGGCTGGAATACTAGTGCACGCAACTTTTGACGGTTCATGGGCTATTACGGATCGTGGAAGGGCACATTTCTTCACGCCTGACGAGCGTGAGCAAATAATCATACACAAGCACGAACCAGAAGACGCTGACTTCTATGAAGGTGAGCTAGCTGGTGGTATTCATGGTGTAGGTATCCGCAGTAAGATTTACTGGCTGTGGTATCTAAGGTCACAAGTTTTGACCTTTCTGATGGACTACCTAGAACGCATTGGTGCAGGTGGACTCACTGTGTACTACTTCGAGGCTGGTAACCCACAATCCTTAGCAGAAGTTAAGCAGTGTGCTGAGGAGCAGATGCGTAACAACACAATCCTATTCCCAAGATATCGTGACAACTCAACTGCGGGTCCGGGGATAGAGAGAATTGACCCATCACCTGCTGGTGCACAGCTATTGTACGACCTTATTACGGCCTATTTTGATCAACAGATCAGAAGGTTCATAAAAGGTGCTGACGACAATGAAATGACCTCAGGAGAGGCACAGGAGATCGGCGACACGCACTCTAGGATGGTGCGATACGATGCGATGAACCTACAAGACACACTGACGGAAGAACTTGTTGCGACTCTTCAAAAGTACAATTTCCCCGGACTACCACAAATACGCTGGGTGTTCGATATTGATAAACCTAATGCAGGTGAAACACTCACCGCAGCACAAGCGTTTTATCAGATGGGTGGTACTTTAGATGAAGATGAACTTAGGGCTATTTTAGGCTTGAGCCGACCACAACCCGGTCATGCGATATTAGCCCAAAACATGCCGCTAAACCCGTCCACAATGGGTAGCCAGCCAACAGGTGTGCCTCAACAAGGGCAACCAGGGCCTATGCCTGAACAAGGTGCAGAAGCGGCTCAACCTACACCGGACGGGGCACAAGGTGCGGGGGCATAAAGCCCCCCGCCCTTGTGTGTAATTTTAACAAAGGAGTTTAAATATGCACGGCGACAATATTAGAAAAGCTATTAAAGATACAGATAGTAGAAATAAAATAACACAAGGCGTAAATGACTATGGTAAAACTGCGTGGTACAATCAAGAAGGTAGAACATACCCTTTAGAAAAATCCATGAAGACTGATAAAGATACAAAGTATACAAAGAAATCCGGTGCAGCAGCTGGAAAAACTGTTAAAGCACAAGTTAACAAGTGGGGCAAACGGAAAGACGGATCATCTGGACTTATCTAACACTTTAAGGAGTTTAATAATGGCAGGCACAGAAAAAAGCGGTAAGTATGAAAAGTTTCAAACTAAAAAAGACACAAAAGTGCCTAAAAAGGACGATATTCCTGAAAAGGGTGAGACTATTAAAGATCAAGTGAGAAGAACTAAAAACTCTAATACGCAAGCAAGAGCTTGGAACGACTATTCAGCAATGACAGGCGGAGGTAGACCTAGAGATCAATACAAAAGAGCTTTTGGACCTAGATCTACAGTACCAAAACTTAAAGAGCAAAAAGGTGGCGGTTCTGAACCTTCAGGCACTAACACAAATTTACCCAACTGGGGTAAGCGTAAAGACGGTTCTTCAGGCCCTTGCTAACACACATTTTTTACATTAAGGAGTTTTAATATGGCAATTGTCACAGGACCCGTAGGCGGAAACTTTGCAAACAACCAAGGCGGGCTAAGGAAAAAGGCTATGAACAGTGCTATAAATCCAGCACCACTAGCTAAGCCAGCAAATCCTGTTAATTTAGTACAAAGAAAAGTAAATGGTAAGGGCTACCCTGTTAGTAAACCAAGTGGTTACCAAGGTGTTAACGATTTAAAAAGTAAAGCTCAAGAGTTTAGACAAGACCAAGGGCCAGCTAACACAAATAACCAAACTCCTGCAAACATGAAGAATATGACTCCAAGATCACAAGGGTAATATGAATAATCACAACCCATTCATTAGGTTCGCTCGATTAGCCCGTGATGTCGCACGGATTAAATTTAAAGCTACACCTGAAGAAGAAATTGAAAAACCTAAAAAAGAGAAGGTGGTTAAACCTAAAGCTGAGAAGGTAGTTAAACCTAAAGCTGAACCAAAAGAAAAAGTAGCCAAGGCACCTAAAGAAAATCCTCCTCCTGACCCAAGAGGTATGGGGGTGGTTGGTTCAGAGCTAACACCAACAAAATCGCAGCCAGCTTCTAAAGAAGAGTCTAAGGAAAATTATAGAACTTGGTCACCTTCACAAAGAAAATCCGCAGAAGAGTTATTCAACCAGCCTGGGATTACACAAGAGCAAGCACAAGCTAAAGCTCAAGAGCAGCTAAACCAAAGATATGGGGGACCAACTCAAGACAGTGATGGTAAGTACACAGACGAAAAACTAGAAGGCCTTAGAGAAACATCATTTAATACAGCTACTAACTTTTTAGAAAAAAAAGACGCTAAGGGTAATTACATTATGCCGGATCACATAAGATCCGCATTTAATCTAGTTGGAAAAAAGAATTGGACATCAACAGGAAGTGCAAGATTAGCAGCACACCTTAGATTTAACACACAAGAAGATGTTAGAGGTATAGCCCAATTAATTGAACACGCTACTAATGAAAGCTTTACTCCAGACGGCAAAAACACAATAAATACAGTTCAGATAGGTAAAGTGTTAGATAAATATGTAAAATCTAAAAACAGTAATCTTGCTGGATTTTTAGAAGGTCTTGATGCGTTAGGTCCAGCTTATCAAGAACAAGTTTCAGGTATAAAAGGCGCTATGGCTATGATGGGCTTTTACGAGGAGGCAAAATATTCCCTTGCTTTAGGAGATTCCGTTAGTGGTAAGAATTGGTATAAAGACATGACCGAGTCTATGGATAAAGGTTTAGCTCACTTATACAGTAATCATTCAGGGTACGCCCCAGTATCACATCTTTTTGGTAAGGTAAACAATGATGGGGATTGGTTAGATGATAAAGGTAGAGTAGCTGTAGCACCATCTGATAATCAACAAGCCAATATGAAAATATTTAAAGGCCTTCTTGCACCTACATCAGCAGGTCAACAACCTGTCTCAAATGGTTTTTCTGCAAGTAATCTTTTAAGAGCGTCAATTGTAGCAGCACAAAGAAACGACCCACATAAAAAAATTGAGATGTGGGATGTTATTAATAATCTTCAAGAAGATCAATCTATGTTTGTAAACACTGAGACAAACTACGGGGATTATTTAATTAATTCCGCCAGTGTTAAAAAATATGGAAGTAGGGAAAAAAGTATTTTAGCGCATCAAGAAAAATGGAGTCAGAATGGAATACTTAACCCAACTACAGGTAACCCATATACAGTAGACGAATTAACTGATATGGTAAATAGAAAAGAATTTATAAGAGGTGCTACAAGAAATCTAACAAGTAGAGAATTAGAAACAACCCACACTGGTTGGATGCAAAATAGCAGCGGTATTAATTCTCAGATAAAATTTCTTCAAAAATTTACTAGAGGTGATTTTAACAATATATTTAAGGATCACGAAGAGCTACAACCTTTTATGGTAACAGATGTATCTAGCCCAGAGGCTCAACAAGCAGCGGTAAATAAATTAGCTGAGTTTTTAAGCCATGAGTTTAGTCATAATGTTTTAGATATTGTAAAGAATCAATATACCCAAGGAGGCGTTAACAAATATCAATTCCCAACACAAGATGGAGACACTCAACAATTTGATAAGCTCCCTGGAAGTTGGCTAATGGGTGCAAAGATTGGGTTATTCTATCAAAACCTAAACTACAACTCTAAATGGGCTACCGTAGATTTGTGGGCTATGCGTGCTTATGGTAGAATAATAGGTTCTATCATGGAAGATGGTAAGATAAAAGAAGTTCCAAACCCTGCAAAGGATGAGATTGAGAGAGGTGCAATTCAAAAGTCTTTTGATGCTGTATCAAATGTATTAGGACTTGAGACATCTCAATTGCAAGCTGTACTTTGGTATTACGAGCAACAGCTTTGGAGAACACTTGGTAATACAGCAGGTAGTAATAGCTACGAAGATTTTATAAACAAATTAGGAGATTCTCACGAAGATGGCACATACAAACCTCTCTACAAAACAAAAAGAACGAATAATTCAGGAATTAATCAGTCAGGGCAAGATGCCAGCAATGTCGCACATATACAAGGCATGTCAAACACATGGGGCGAAAGCCTACCACCATTTCATGACCCAGAATTCCAAAAACAAGTTGCCGAATCAACAGAAGAGTTAAATGGTGCAAAATATGTAGATAAGGGTAAACACCCAAAGACATGGGCTTTTATACAAAACAGAGATGCTATAATAAAAAGGCTTCTCTTAAAGAAGATAGGTTGGCGTTTAAAATTTGCACAGTTCACACAAGCACCCGGAGGTATGACAGGAACACCTGTTGCGACTAGAACCAACCAGCCGTTCTCCAATGCTGTGGCTAAATCCCCAGGTGGTAAGAACCTAGCACAAGGTGCACTTGGTAATCAGATTAACGCTAAGGCAGGCATAACTACCACCGCACAAAATGCGGTAGGTGATTGGCCTAACGGATCTGAAGAATCTATTATTCACACGGCACCACAAGGAACAGACCCATTTAAATTAAAGTACTTAGGTGCTTGGCACGGTATCTCAGGACAGAAGAAATCTGTGCTTGTGTTCCATCCGAATCCAAAAGGTCCAGACAGCTTGTACCACATGGTGCACCCTTCAACGGACATGGGTGAAGTGCGAGAACAGCTAATTGCAGCAG